GTTTTATCTCTTTCTGTCGTGTAGGGAAATTATACATCTTACATTCTTCAACAATATTTAATGCTACTAATCCATTCATAATTTCATCTTCCTTTCTTATTATCGTTGTAGTACTGCTTTCTTTGGAGCTGGAAAGCATAAGACAGCTCCCATCACTTATGATACAGCGTGGAATTATGTATTTACTATTCTGTTACAGGATTAGTATAATAGCCATTCTTCTTGAGAAGCTTTCTAACATACTCCAATCCCTTCTTAGTTGCGTATGTAGTGGAACGAATATTCCCATCACGACAAGGACTTTCTTTAACTTGGAATTTACCTTCTTTTCTAAATCTTTCATAAGGAATATTTATCATATCCTTATTATAAAAGAACACTTTCTTATCTCTTAGAAAAGCGAATAATTTATATTCTCCAATTCCTAGTTCTTTTGCCATTGTGTTAATATCTATAAGTCCTTCTGTACTCATTAAAGTATCATAGAATTCTTTCAATTCCCTATTTTGCTTAATTAAATCATTAACCATTATCGCTTGAGCTTCTTTTGAAAAGGATGGAAAATATTTTTGAACCATTTCTTCTTCTCTACCTGGCTGAATTGCTGCACCAGTTTTTCGGATTGATTTTAAGTATGCCTTAATAGCTTTCTTTAATGGCTTTGCAATTTTCTTTCTCGACAACATACAAGCATCATATAATCCATCTTCTGTAAATACGGTTACTTTCTGTATTCCGCCAAGCGTACACAGTAACTGTGTATCCTTATCTTCATTATCTACTTTACGTCCAACAGTATAGCCATCTCTTTCGCCTAACCAATCCGCAACATCTCTTGCTACAAAATAAGGTTCTTCAACGGAACCATACATCTTAATATTCTTACCAAGAATTTCTGTTTCTGCAACTACTTCTAATACCTTTTTATTTTCTTCCATATGTATCTTCCTTTCTTATGAAAAATTGTTGATAATGTTCTAATAGTTTATTCTCTACTTTATTCACACATTATCTAAAGCATTGCAGCCTTATTACGATAGCTTTTACAGATAGCCAATCTGCTATTTAATTTTCAATGTACAAATTTTATTTGGAAAATTTGACTTGAAAAAGTCCAGAATTATGATAGAATATAAATGACTGAACTTCGGTTCAAGTTTTCGTAGTGTAGGTTGTCGCTTTGGTCGGTTGAAAACCTACACTATTTTATTTTCAATATAACAACTCACCATTTTCATCGGTCTTTATAGTGCCATTCTTTTTAAATTGTTCTAATGCTATATAAATTTCAGAAATTGATTTACACCATATTGTATCTTCATAATTAGAAAATTTCACGCTAAAAACATCACAAGGATGTTCAAATATATTTTCAATAAGTTTTCTATCTTTTCTTTGCAATACAATTTTTTGTGAACTCATTTTATATATCTCCTAATTTAACATATAATATATTATTTCTTCCAATATCCATATAAGCAGCAATCACCGGAATCCCATTTATCATAGAAATATCCATTGACTGATGCAACTGCGTGATTTGCCACACTTAAAAAATATGTACCTTCTTTATGTTCTTTTGTAAAGCTTTCTACTGTAGGACGTTTAGATCCTTTTTTATTACTAATTCCTACATATTCAAAACCATGTTCCTCTAAATATCTCTTATAACAAGGCTTACTGTTAGGATTACATTGAATGTCCCTTGCAATCGGAAGTAATTCATCAAAGACTTCCAACCAGGTCTTATTCATTACTTTGCATAAAGCACGAATAACACAATCACTCTGCTTGTCTTTCTTGTCCTTATCGTTTGGCTGAAAATGTTTATAATGTTTACTTGTCATTTTCTATATCTCCTTTCTCTTAACTTGATTATATTATAAGCGATTTTGCTTACATTGTCAACAGTTATTTTGCTTATTTTATAAGTTTTTTTGCTTATTGTATTGTATAAAATAAGCATCCGTATAAACGAATGCTTTAAATTTCCGTACCGTCAGGATATTTGAAAACAGAAATATACTCACCGCCTGTTGCTTTTGCGATCTCTGTCAATTCTTCTTGCGTAAATTTTCCAGTATTGTATCTTGTTTGGAACGATTGAGGTTTTTTATATCCAAGTTTCCTTGATAATTCTGCTTTGCTAATACCTGCATAAGCACAAGCCATATCTATTTTTTGTTGTATCGTATTAATATTATCGCCCCCTTATCATATCTTTTCTTATTATAATAGAAATCAGCTTGTGTATCAAGTGTTTATTCTTCTATAAATTCGCTAAGTTCTTCCCAATCTTCCCGATTTCCAGTTCTTTTCAAATAAGAATTACCGCCATCTACCGCAACTGAGCCGCATTTACAGGTTACGAAATCATGTCTATTTTTACTTTCTATCTATATCTCCACACTTTTTACATTTTATTTTGTTACATAAAATTTTCTTCAAAATTATCCTCCGTTATTTTAAGATAACATTCTATTCATTTATTTTATAACTTTTCAATCATCTGTTTTACACGTTCAATTTCTTCTGTTGTATGTGGTGTTCCACCTACGTTCATGTCGATATACCACTGTAATACTTCTCGTTCTGTTTTTAAATCATTCACATTCAATTTTATAGTATGACTATTTAACATTGCTAAATCCGTATATTCATTAAAATATGATCCAAATACTTTGATTTCGTTATTAATAAATCTGTAAATAGCAGTCAATCTTTGCAATCCATCTACACATACAAACTCATTGTATACTCCATCTGGAACTGAACAATGCCATGATGGACAATTAAAGTATATGATATTTCCACTTTTACCACCTTTAAGAAAGAACTCCAACCATGCGATCTGCTGTTCCTCTGTCCATACATGTCCTCTCTGGAAATCTGGGTTAAGCTGCAAGTTCATATCTTCTTCCATGTCTTTTATCCATCTAGGAACTCTACTGATATTTACATCACATTGATAGTTACCATCTCTTGTGAACTGTGGTATATCTTTAAATTTTGTATACTTCATAATATAATCCTTTCATAAGACTCTTTCTGATTTTAAAGTTGTTTCAATCGCAATAGCGGTACACCCAATAACATCTGCTATCTCTTCAAACGATTTACCATCTTTATACATTTTCTTAATGCTTTCAATATCATTATAAGTAAACCAATTTCCCAATTGCATCACCTAACTTAGTTATTTTGGCAATTCATCCAAATTATTTCTTTCCATAAAATCATGGATATTTTCACAACATGGAGTATGTAACAGACATTCATTTTTAGTTCTTGTATCTAAGTTATTTTTATAAATATAACAATCTTTGCATTCATGTGTCTCGCAATATCTAACTGCATATCTCCATCTATCCATATTAATCACCTCACTTGAAATCAGTCTTTCATCTAATCATAATCATATTCGTTATAATCACAGTCTACACAAAAAGTACAACTTATTCCATCACCATAATTTGTAACTAAAATACCACCACACTTAGGACATTTTCCAGCTTCTGGGTTACTATATAAATCTTCTGTGAATGTTTCACTTCTTCCTAATTTGATTTCACTTTTCTTTTTATGCTTCATAAACTAAATCCCCTTTGTCATTTCATTTATATTATCACACCATCTCTAAATACTTTACAGGAGCTTCTTTCGTTAACCAAACTCCGTTCTCAGATAGATAAAATTTATATCCATCCCGATACATTTGTCTGCTATCAATACAATATACAACTTCTTTTCCATGCCTTTTCCCAACATTTTCAGCAGTTTTTATATCTTTAGACAAATGTACATATAGTCTACTCTTAGGAATTAAACCATCCTGATTAATAGATTTTACATACTTTTCTACTGTTCCATGATATAAATATTCTGGCGGTTCTTTTTCTTTTAATTCTACATCTACGTTAACGGAATGTCCTTGATTTGCACGAATAAGCGATTTATCGTCATTAAAAGAATAACGCTGCTTACTATCAGACCTCACAATTTCTTCCAACAATTCAAAATTAAATCCATGATTATCTTTTTCAATTCCACTTATCAAGTCATTTACATTCGCCCATCCATGCTCATCAAGTTCAATTCCAATAACATCTGGTTTGTGTCTTAGAATTAAACTCATATATTTACTAATATTGTTTAAATCCATTTATATTTTCCTTTCAAATATCTGTTTCAACTTTTGAATAAACTTAAGTTATCTTTCGCCGTTTAAAACTTCAATTAAATGTTCTTTACATAAACTTCGTGTTGAGCCATCAGAATATTTGATCGTATAACCACCATATATATTTATCCAAAAATCCACGACTTTTACTTCCATGTTTTTTTCCTCATTCATCTGTAACATTAATTCATCTTCATATTCAACCAACGGTTCTTCTACTTTATTCATAATATTTCATCCTATCCTTTCTAACATTTTTTCTACTTTATCAAGTTGCTCTTTAACATAATGAAAACAATCTTTCATTGCCAAATATTTTCTTTATCATATTCAATATTTAGTTTTACAAAATCTGTTCTCATCTTGTCTCTCATTTGAGCCATCATATCAAGTTGTGTATACGAAATTACTTGTCGTGTTTGTTCTAATACCATGTCCATTTTAGGAATATAATACAAATACACTATTGTATCTTTATATCCATTAAATTTCGCCCACAATTCTATTTTACTTTCAGAATTTTGAGTGCATACATGTTTATATCCTTTATCAATCAAATCTTGTTTGTTCAAATTATCATCTCCATTTACCGTTTGAAAGCAATTTTTCATCTATTCTCAATTATTGTATGTTTCCCATTATACTTACAATCTTTTCTGTCACACTGTAAACATCTCTCTTCATGCGGATTCATCCTTGCATAGTTACAATACATCCAATTATTAGATTCTTTTAATGATGGAACTAAATATATATTATTCATACAATCACCATCTATTAAAACATTTTCAACTCTGGCATATTTTCTTGAAGTGCCTTGAGTCCAACTCTTTCCCAGTCAATTTTTGTGCTAGAATCAAATAAGATATCTCTAAGTACACCTGCCGCTGCTTGGTCATCCATTTTCTTTAAAATTTCTGTTGATATAATAACTTTTACTTCCTGTTCTCTCATTTCCTTATACCTCTTCTAACATCTTCTCTACTTTATCAAGTTGCTTCTTATCCATAGTCTTTCCAGTTCTGTTTAACATCAAGAAATATTTTAAAATCGTTTTCTTATCAGCATATGTAATATACCCAACTGAAATTCCATAATGTATAAAGTGAGCCTGATCTATATTACTCAAATCATTGTAATAATATCCTTTGTACGGAAATCTATTCTCATAAAATTCTACCAAGGTATTTAATCTTTGTTTCCCGTCAAGAATTTCATAACCACAATCACCGTTTAATAATCTTACAAGGGTAATCTTTCCAATTCCTATATTATTAAAAATAGAATCAATTAATAATTCTTTATCTTCTGTTTTTCATACATATCCCCTTTGATAATCAGGATTCATGTCAACTCCAAAATGATAATAAGCTGTAAGTATATTACTTATTTCAGTAGTATTAAAGTCAATTCTCATATCTTTATTTCTTACAAAATTGGTATTACTATGTTCTACCGATCTTAATTCTTGCCAACCGAAGAAATTAATACAATTACTTTTTTCATGCATCACTCCATAAATTTTTTTATCTTGTGATATATAACTTACAATTGCTGTAGAATCATATCCATATCTAATATGATCTCCAATCTCAAATTCATATGCAGGTTCATTATAATAAACTGATTCTTCTTTTATTTTTTT